TTATCGAGAACTGTTCAGGGAGTCTGACATCAAGAGCGCGGTAGCCTTTTTTAATATTTCATTCTCCATTTCAATGCGTTGTAGCTTTTTCCTCAGCTTACGTATTTCGATTTGTTCTGGTGTTATCGGAGAGGCTTTTGGTGTTTTGCCCTGACGCTCATCACGCAGTTGTTTGACCCATCTTGTCATTGTGGAAAGGCCAACATCCATAGCTTTGGCGGCATCTGCCACCGTGTATTTCTGGTCAACAACCAGTTGAGCGGATTCGCGTTTAAATTCTGCGCTAAAATTTCTTTTTTCATTGGAGCACCTGTGTTGTTCTGAGGTGAGCATATCACCTCTGTTCAGGTGGCCAAATTCAGTGTGCCACTTCAAACAAATCGGCGAGCACACCTGGCTGATTGAGAAAGCTGGAATCGTGATCCACAAATGCCCACGCAATCCGTTTACCGGAAACCGCATTTTTGCATTGAGCTGTGGCGACAATCAGTTCGGGCAGGATTTCACATTATACGAAGCACTTCGCACGGTTGATCGTCTGCTTCGCGGGCAAAGTTTTATTAAACAGACTGATTTATAACAGGTGCTTTATGACCAAAGACCATGCACAAGGTGTATTTATCCGTTTTATTGATTTTCGCGGTGAACTGTTATTACGTGCATCCGCTATTGACGGAGTGACTCCGGCGGGTAAAAACGGAGCCGACGAAGCCACTTACGTTTATCTGAACGGCACGCGACTGCTTGTGGAACTTCCGTACCAGACCGTACGAGAAATCATTAGCGAAGCTGAAAAGGCACGCCAGGTTAATGGCGATGAACCCTATATCGAAATTATTTGTATGGATTCAGAAGCTGAAATACAGAAAGCAGATTAAAGGGCGTTGTTATGGGCAAAGAATATAAAACTCTCATTAACAAAGCACTTGAGCGTTTTTATTTTCGCTTAAGTGCATCAGGCGCTCATGCTGAACGTGCGGCCCGTGACTCATTGACCAGAGCAATCCGAAGTCTGTATGACGTGGCTTTTTACGCTGATGATCTGGATGCACTTAACGAACTTTCCGAGCTGATCTGTGCCGCAGAATGCGGGGAACATATTGAACCGTATAAGCTGGGAAATATCGCATGAGTATATTTATCTCATGGCTTGTTCTGATTATTTCGGTGGTCTGCGCCATTGGGATTATGCGAATTATTAATTCAGTAAAAAAGATTGAACGCTTTTTCACTGAAGAATAACCGCGCAAATAAGACCCCAGGTTAAATAAGAAAATGTGAAAACAATCCGCATTCGCGGAGGTATTCGCACACGCCAAGGAGGCGTAATGGCAATTAAGCATTTTCCTGTCGTTCGTTTCACCTCCAGAGGACGTGAATACGAAGTTGACGAACGCCTGATTACCACAATCGACAAACACCGTTCAGAAAAGGATGCACATCACATCTATCTCACTGACGGCACTTACTTCTGCGCCACCAACGTGGTGCAGGTAAATCTTATCAGACAGGTACAGGAGTCACGCAGATGATCATTCTGGACTACATCGCTGCCAATCCGGGTTGTAGCGGTGGAGAAATCGCCGCAGTACTGAATACACCAACCACAACCATTAATGCGGAGCTACGCCGTCTCTGGCGCAGCGGTTCAGTCATAAGAAAAGAGCGCAAAACAGGCGGGCGCTTTTCTTATCAGGTAAACCCGATGCCGTTTGGGTGTAGCAACCCACTAACCCAGATGTTCAACCAGCTACTGAGGGAAATCAGAGCATGAGCACCTCCAACTGCCGGAAACCACGTCGGGCTTCAGCTGCTCATCCGGCAGCAAAACAAACTCCATTAATTCCTATTCCGGGCCTTTCCTGCACCTTGCGGCGGGAGGCCTTCGCACATCTGTAACAAGAGGATTGCCGCAATGATTCTCGCCAACGACTTTCTTGAATACCTGCTCAACACAGAACGTGATCTTGCCGCTCGCGTACGTGATCGTTATGACATGTACCTGAAATCCCTGCCTGTACCGCAGCTCGCTGACGGAAAGATTGTTATTGATGGTCGCTACATGATTGACAGCCACGAGGGAAATTACAGGCTTTACCGCATTGAAGGTGGCACCCCGTCCGTTATTGGCATTTACCAGCGCCCATCCTCTGCAATCGTCGATGTGATTGCCGACAGCATCCGCATCACACATCGCCATGCCGACACAGAAGACACCGTGCTGGAAATTCAGCGGCTGGCTACAGTCTGCCGCGACACCCTGAATGGCATGACGAAGTAAATCACTATGACGGCAGAGTACATCAGGGACTGGCAACAACCGCGCCACGCAGTGGGGCGTGAAGGAACGGGGATCCCCGCTCCTGAATCCGCGCTTTCCTCCTGGCTGGATGCCTACCGGGTAGAGAACGAGCGCCGCCAGGAAATGGCTGATGCGGCGTTCTCCGCAACGCCGCTGGGCAACCTGATTAATAAAAGCCTGGACGCACAGGAAAAACAGGACAAAACCATCACACTGGCAGGAGATGCCAGAAAACAGGCACGCGGCGCGGTGGATGAAGCCATGGCCTCGCTGCGCCTGCTGCCGTCCTATCTGCGCGATCCGCTTATTCGCCACCTCTCCTTCCTGCGCAAAAAACAGGAAGCCGATCGTCAGAAAGGCAAAAAGAGCTGGCAGGCTGAACGCTACGCGCGCGGAAACCTGCGCAAAATATTCGAACGTCTGGAGCGCACCGATCACCGCTGGCTGACACAGGGTTATCGCTCCCTTGCCGGACGCGAACGCCTGGACGATTTGCTTTACCTGCCGCAGCTCAACAAACACCAGATACAGACACTGGCCACCATGACGGCAGCGATGTTCAGCAGCACCTTCGAAAAACTCTGCGATGGCTTTGGCGCGACCGATGGCGAACTGACCATGGATGTAACGCTGAAGGCGTATCAGATGCTGGCCCGCATGGCGTTACACCTGCACGCCATGCCTCCACATTATGACGCACTGACAACAGACAAAGACCGGAGGAACGAACCGGACACGGAGCTGCTGCCGGGCGCAATCCTTCGCCTGACCTGTGCAGAATGGTGGAAACGCAAACTGTGGCTGTTACGTTGCGAGTGGAGAGAAGAACAACTCCGCGCCGCCTGTCTGGTTTTCAGAAAAACATCGCCCTATCTGAGCCAGGACGCGTTAAGCGAGTTTCGCGCACAGCGCGAGAAAACACGCGATTTCCTGAAAAGTTTCATGCTGGAAAATGAAGACGGGTTCACGATTGATCTCGAGACAGTGTATTACGCGGGAGTAAGTAACCCGGTTCACCGTAAGGCAGAAATGATGGCCACCATGAAGGGGCTGGAACCTCTGGCCGAAGCCCGTGGTGACAAAGCGGTGTTTCTGACTGTCAACTGCCCGTCAAAATACCACGCAACAACGGAGAACGGTCATCCGAACCCCAAATGGAACGGGGCCACCATGCGCGACTCGGTAATGACTCCAACTTACTGATAGTGTTTTATGTTCAGATAATGCCCGATGACCTTGTCATGCAGCTCCACCGATTTTGAGAACGACAGTGACTTCCGTCCCAGCCTTGCCAGATGTTGTCTCAGATTCAGATTATGTCGCTCAATGCGCTGAGTGTAACGCTTGCTGATAACGTGCAGCTTTCCCTTCAGGCGTGATTCATACAGCGGCCAGCCATCCGTCATCCATACCACGACCTCAAAGGCCGACAGCAGGCTCAGAAGACGCTCCAGTGTGGCCAGAGTGCGTTCACCGAAGACGTGCGCCACAACCGTCCTCCGTATCCTGTCATACGCGTAAAACAGCCAGCGCTGATGTGATTTAGCACCGACGTAGCCCCACTGTTCGTCCATTTCAGCGCAGACAATCACATCACTGCCCGGTTGTATGCGCGAGGTTACCGACTGCGGCCTGAGTTTTTTAAGTGACGTAAAACCGTGTTGAGGCCAACGCCCATAATGCGTGCACTGGCGCGACATCCGACGCCATTCATGGCCATATCAATGATTTTCTGGTGCGTACCGGGCTGAGAGGCGGTGTAAGTGAACTGTAGTTGCCATGTTTTACGGCAATGAGAGCAGAGATAGCGCTGATGTCCGGCAGTGCTTTTGCCGTTACGCACCACGCCTTCAGTAGCGGTGCAGGAAGGACATCTGATGGAAATGGAAGCCACGCAAGCACCTTAAAATCACCATCATACACTAAATCAGTAAGTTGGCAGCATTACCCCCGCTACGAAGTGCCGCCCGCTCACGCCAGCTAACCACTTCGCCGGGCGTCATCATGAAGATTTCGGCGGGCGACCAGTTAAAAATGGCGGCAATATCCGCCACCAGATCTTCGATGTGCTCAAAGCACACCAGGGTGATTACGCTGCCGTCTCCTGCACGCTCTTCGCGCCAGAGTCTGGCTCGCTCATAAAATTTACAGCCACAGCGCACAACTGAATAAAATCGCGTGACGACATTTTTTTAATCATCACTTCATCCAGTCGTGGCGAGGTCACGCGAGGCAACAGCGTGAACATGGTATCCGCTTTCAGATTCAGCGCATCAGACAGCGACAGACCACGCAGGGATCCAGCCTGCTCAATAGCCCCGGTGATCTCCACATACGTGATTTTTTCGCCACCACGCTCAATTGGTCGGGTCAGTTTTACGCCACGTTCGACAGCCATATCCTCAACTGCCGTCACATTATCCGCCACGGTGTTATTCCGGGTTTCAGTATCGATGTCTTTCATCTGTTGTCTCCTTTTCAGTCAGAGGCGACGCACTGCGCCGCCAGCATATTACTTATCAGCCAAGCCCAAGCGCGGAACGGATGCGATCGGGCACAATGTCCTTGCCGTCCTTCCGGTAAATGAAGTTCAGCAGGTCAATCTCCCACAACGGGCGATCGTTAACACTCAGCTTGTAGTAGGTGTTTTTAATGGCGTAAGTGTGTGATGTGGCTTCGCCCATATCAATTTCCGTCACACGTCCGCGCATTTCGACTTCATACAGGTCGCTTTCTGCATCGGTGTAGTATTCACCCGCAAAACGCAGCAGCGTGCCGTCAATCGTGCCGCCATACTTAAGGAACAGCTCACGAACTGCGCCCCCCATGACAAAGCTCGCATCAAGCGCGGAGTCGTCCAGACCGAGATCAATACTTACCGCACCCATCATGCCACCACCCCGGTAGCTGTCGGTTTTGCGCGTCAGCTTAGGCAGAGTGACGGACGTCACCTTACCCACTTCGTTTTCACCATCCACAAACAGCGTAAAAAAGCGAAGATGTTTTGGCACAGCCATCAGGCACCTCCCAGCACCGCAAATGCGGGTTCAAAGTATTCATCAGTAAACGTCTGGTAAAGCTCCATGTCTTCCAGTGGCGGAACGGGCGTATATTTGTAGCGAATACGCACACGTCCCTGACGTAAATCCGTGGTGCTGTTATCCACCACGTCATACCAGCACTCCGCGCCAATCAGTTTCCCGGCAGTCACCAGTGAATCCAGTTTTGCCCTGATGGCACTGATAACATCCTTCACATTCGCAGGCGTCAGTGGACTGTCGATGGTTTCAAACTGCGCTTCCGCAATTGAATCAGCCAGCACCTGTGCGGTTCGGGTATACACCTCAAAGATGTAGGCATTCGTTTCCGGTGTGCGGTTACCCCAGAAGCGGAACCCGTTGCGACGAATAATGGTCGTGATTTCTTTGTTGTTGAGGCTGTTGGCATCGCTGTCTTCGGCCTGCAACGACCAGAACACATGCCTCGACATCCCCAGCACATTTTTAACCGGAACGTTGGACAGCGATTTGTGCCATCCCTGTTCATGGTCAATGTACGCACGAAGGCCGCACGCATAGGCAGGCGCGGGGAACGTTTCGTTTTTGCCATTTTTCGGGTTGTAGGCGATGAAGTCCGGCCATAAGAGCATCACCTCACGTTCGTTGAATTTCTGGCGGTAGGTAATTGCCTCGGCCATCGTGTTACAGCCATGACATGAGGCATACACAAACGCGCGCAGTTTATCTGCAATCACGCACAGGGATTTTGTTACCGCCTCCGTGTCCAGCTCCGGCGCGGCCAGAATATGCGGACGGTATCCGATGCTTTCATCCTGCTCTGCAACAAGCAGCGCATACATCCCCGTATAGCTGCCGTCATCCTCAGAACCACCGATAACCAGTTGATCCTGCGTCTTTCCGTCTTCTTCTTTGTGTTCAGCCACGCGAACGACGATCACCTTTGTGCTCACCTGGTCTGCGATGGCCTTAAGCGCACGATAAAGCGTCCCCGTTGTCCCGCATTTTCCCAGCACGTCATTGACGCGGGTCAGCAGTGTGGGCTTGTTCAGCGGGAACAGCTTCGCGTCCGCATCATCCGCCGTTGCCACGATACCGATAACGCTGGAATCAACATCGTTAATCGCTGTTACCAGGTCGGTATTCTCCGTAACACGGGCACCATGAAAACGAGTTTCACTCATAGCTTCAGCCCCTTGTATCCGTTAAATGATTCAGCAACAATCATCACCCACCACGCGCGCAATCTCACCCCTGCGCCGTTCTCCCGCCACGGCGACAACAAAAAGCAGTAACCCCATCCGCACGCACATGCGACCATGCCGCACAGGGAGGGAGCAGATGACCGACACCACCATGCAATTGCTCAGTCAGGGCACGGCCCCCGTGAAAATGCCGGATTTTGATATTCTCTCGGAGGGTAAAACGCTGTCAGGCGTGGCGGAGCGCCTGATGTGCCTGTCACTGACCGACAACCGGGGATTTGAGGCGGACCAGCTCACCATCACGCTGGATGATGCGGATGGTCAGTTGCAGCTACCGCCACGGGGCGCGCGTCTGACGGTTCTCATTGGCTGGAAAGGGGAACCGCTGACAGAAAAAGGCACTTACATTGTTGATGAAATCGCTCACGAAGGACCGCCGGACAGGCTGACTGTTTCAGCCAGAAGCGCAGATTTTCGGGATGAATTTAACGTTAAACGTGAGGTGTCCTGGCATGATGTGACCGTTGAGCGTGTGGTATCCGCCATCGCTCATCGGTACGGCCTGAAACCGCAAATCAGCGAAATGCTGATGGATATCGAAATCGACCACGCCGACCAGACCGAAGAAAGCGACATGTCCTTTCTTACGCGCATGGCGGAAATGCTGGGAGCAATCGCCACGGTAAAAAGCGGCAATCTGTTATTCATCATGCCAGGTGGTGGCGTGAACGCACAGGGGCAGCCGTTGCCCTCGTTCGCCATTACACGCAGCAGCGGCGATCGCCATCAGTTCCGCATTGCTGACCGCGAGGCGTATACAGGGGTACGCGCCTACTGGCTTGATCTTAATTACGGGAAAAGAAAAAAGTCAACGTGAAACGCCGCAAACCGCCAAAACCCAAAAAGGAGAAAAGCAGCAGTCGGGAAGGCGACTATATGGAAGGTGCGGAAGGCAACGTGTTTGTGTTACGCAAGACTTATCAGAACGAGCAGGCAGCAAGACGCGCAGCGGCGGCAAAGTGGCAGCAGCTACAACGCGGAGCCGCATCATTCTCCATCACGCTGGCGCGTGGTCGTGCAGAACTCTATCCCGAAATGCATGGCACAGTGACAGGCTTTAAAAGCGAGATTGATTATCAGGACTGGATTATTGCAAAAGCCGAGCACACCATTGATAACAGCGGCTTTACCACGCAGCTTGAACTTGAAGCAAAAATCCCGGAATGGATAGCAGAAATAGAATAAATCTCTTAAAAATATTATTTTTGAGATGTGCTTCTACACTGACAGTAAGAACAAAAGATAATGTATCAGCCCACTAGATGTCAGAGGTTGGGGCATCAACCAGATGCTAACAATAATACGGATGTTTTTCCCACATGACAGAGGAAGTCAAGTATAATCTTCACAGTCCATCCCGTCCAAGGGAATATGACTCAATAGTAAAAATTCCAGTTTAGTTAGTAGACCCACACTTTATAGAAGAGTAATTCATGATTGGACAATTTTTAAGTGCAACAGAGATTTTAGCAAAGAACTATGTTCGTAATAAAATGGTTAAAAATCCATTTTATTCGAATTTAAAATGGAATTTTATTGAAAAAACATCATAAGATTAACATCCTCACCGGTTAAATCAGTACTTTGCATATCAGCTTTTTCATTTGTACTACTTTATGTTGGATATTTAAACGAATTATTTATAAAAAATAATCTTTTACATTATTTCCCGTTTAGGCATTCATTAACCGAATGGCAAACAACCATTTTAAGTGGCCAATTGACAATTATTGGTATTGTATACCCACTTGTTATAGGTTTAGTAAGTGTCTTATTCCAAAAAAAGGCAGATAGAAAAATAGCCCAAACTGCTTATCAGCGTTACTCAGGATTCATGCTTGCTGGACTCAGCGGGCTTTTCTTATCAGGATTTATACTTCTCAGTGTACTAATTAAAACTGTCTTTGGAAGTTATCTTTATGGTATAGCTTGTCTAATCAGCATATTATGGCTTTTGATAAACATAGTTCTTTCTATTTGGTTCTTTATCGTGAGTCTTGAAATTCTTGATGATGTAAAACGGCAAATAATTATAAAGCGATACATTGCCTTCGAAATAGTAATGCCCCATATTTGTAACAAAATCTCAGCCAAGCTTAGGTTATACCCTATCTATCAAAAACATAACTATTCAAATTTAGAAATCAAGCAAGCCGGTTACAAAGGAGAATACATATCTGTGGCTAGCAGTTATTCTAAGGAAGATGAGTTAAGTTTATATCACCGTCCTTTTCAACTTACTCTTAATCTTATTAATTACCAACTAAAAAAGAAGAATCATTTTGCGTCATTTGTCATTGGTGATAATCGTACAAAAGAAACAGAATCCACGGGTAAGATACTTTTTAGCGTTAAAAATATCAAACCAGACAGCTTATTAATAAAAATACTTAAGCAATGTTTTTATAGGGCTCCGATTAAAGGAGGAGATTTTTCCGTAAGTCTTACAATGCAGGCTATAACAGCAGATACGTATATGTATCTGCGGGATTCTGATCTCATTAGTTTTGACAATGCTATCTCTGCATTAATTAATAACTTTAATAATCTCTGCGATTTGTATTTTTTTCAAGATGATAATACCAACAATAACTTCTTACTGATCACTACAGAATTATTTGAACGGAGTTTTCAATATGAGTTTTCAGATGAAGTTTATAAAATATCAAATAATTCCATGGATAAAATTAATCTTTCTGAAAGATTTTTTGAATTATGTCTTTGGAGCGGAGTGCGTATTATCAATAATAGAAAACATCTTATCACCAATGAACTTTGTATCTATATGGGAATTACTCGTTCACAATGGTCAATATTAACAGAATGGTTCCGAAACAACCAATCACTCTTAAATGCCTCGCTTCGTTCACGTTATAATCGTATATTAAGAACCTATACCACTGTTTGGGAGCAATATCAAGAAAGCATAAACTTTCGTTTCTGCAATACAGAGAATTCAGATTTATTTGAATTATTTTGCAAAACGCAACTACAAGAACTTCCATCGATGATTATTGATGCAACACAGACTCGCGATCCTTCTACTATTGATACAGCCGTCGTTCTTATTAACCGATGGCAGCACTCAATGAATATTGACAGCCATTCGGTAGAAAAATACAGTTACAAAGGCCAGCTTTTTAACCCGGGTTTTTTCATATCCAAAAAACTAAACTTCAATTCAGACAGAGAGTGGTTCAATATTGCCATCATAAATGCGTTGACTGACATGCGTATATGCACATGTCTTTATCTGACATCAAGAATCAATATTTCTGACAAATTAATGACACATTACATTAAACTTATTTTAGAGGGTAAACTTATTGACCAAACCGGTGGATATGAAACTCCCACTGAAGAAATTGATAATGCAAGCCAACTAATCAAGATATTAATTAGAATCTGCCTGTGGACATGGTCTGAAAATATGGAGCACAATGGGTGGATGAATAGTTTAGCAAGGCGTTTACGTGACTATGATAAAACAGACATGGTGATGGGCAGAGTTTACAGTAATGTTTTTGACTGTGGATTTATTGATATGGAACAATCATGGGTTCAGCTATTATTAATTTTTTCTAACAAGAACGATAGCGTATCAAAAGAAATAAAAGAAGCAATAGAAAAAAACTATATAACATATCGTGAGAAGCAACGACTCATTGGAGTATTATCAAAAATTTGTAACTCCATCGAATACACTAAAATCAAGCTGACTTTAACATTGGACGATCTCCAAACAAAAAAAGAAAACTTAAGAAAGTTGCTTCAAGAGCATATTAACATGCTAAAGAAAGATCTTGATATGAGACTTCAGGATGCTGCCATAGATGTACATCGACTAGATAGCACTGCACGTAAAACATCAGAACATCTTCGTAAACGCATCAAGAAAACACTCCCTCTTTCACTTTTCAAATCTATTGATTTTAAGCAGGCTAGCGATTGTTTCACAAAACATAAGATATCTATTAAGATAGATAAAGAACCGTATGCCGAAGGAATAGAATCCATCCCTTATATCAATGAAGGTGATATTCAAGCAGACTTAATTCTCAAGGACATCCAGAGAATAATACTTTCAAATTTATTTAGCACTGGCTGTTCGCAACATACCGTAATAGAAGATTTCAATATGTTGATTGATCACATAAAATCATCTGCTGACTTGGCTGGCAAACTGGTTCTTGTGATGAGTAAAGAGATCTTTCAGCAATATAATCGTATGCTTTTCGATAATCCCAACCTCAGAGAACTAATGAGAAAAAATGATGATGGCTCTATGAACATAACTACTGAATCCGGTACCTGTAAGGTTTACTTCTTACCATTTGTTAATCAACCATTTTCTCTAGTGGTAAAGGATAACTACTTCACTAAATTAATTATTAGAGAATATGATAATAATAAGTTAGTAAATGTCACTTCAGAGAATATCAAAAGTGACTCAGATAAATTCAAGCTAACTCTTAACTATGAGTTGAATATAGTATTTGAAGGAAACGCTGATTTAAAAATAGCTCACTCGCAAAGAGTGACATCAGAATAATATCTTTGACGGCGCTCCTTAGAGTGCCGTTCGTTTATTAACTAATGCTAAAAATCATTATATAGAGAAAGTCGATAATGACTCCAACTTACTGATAGTGTTTTATGTTCAGATAATGCCCGATGACCTTGTCATGCAGCTCCACCGATTTTGAGAACGACAGTGACTTCCGTCCCAGCCTTGCCAGATGTTGTCTCAGATTCAGATTATGTCGCTCAATGCGCTGAGTGTAACGCTTGCTGATAACGTGCAGCTTTCCCTTCAGGCGTGATTCATACAGCGGCCAGCCATCCGTCATCCATACCACGACCTCAAAGGCCGACAGCAGGCTCAGAAGACGCTCCAGTGTGGCCAGAGTGCGTTCACCGAAGACGTGCGCCACAACCGTCCTCCGTATCCTGTCATACGCGTAAAACAGCCAGCGCTGACGTGATTTAGCACCGACGTAGCCCCACTGTTCGTCCATTTCAGCGCAGACAATCACATCACTGCCCGGTTGTATGCGCGAGGTTACCGACTGCGGCCTGAGTTTTTTAAGTGACGTAAAACCGTGTTGAGGCCAACGCCCATAATGCGTGCACTGGCGCGACATCCGACGCCATTCATGGCCATATCAATGATTTTCTGGTGCGTACCGGGCTGAGAGGCGGTGTAAGTGAACTGTAGTTGCCATGTTTTACGGCAATGAGAGCAGAGATAGCGCTGATGTCCGGCAGTGCTTTTGCCGTTACGCACCACGCCTTCAGTAGCGGAGCAGGAAGGACATCTGATGGAAATGGAAGCCATGCAAGCACCTTAAAATCACCATCATACACTAAATCAGTAAGTTGGCAGCATTACCGAGAAAGTCATGTTTAAATCTTAGAGAATACAACCTAGAATAGTGCAAGCACTACAATAAGAGAGGTCGCTATGTTCCGTTGTCCGCTTTGTGGCGCATCTGCCCGTATCCGCACCAGTCGTCCGGAAAATGATTCAAACACCGTGAGACAAAAGTATTATCAGTGTAACAATCTAGAATGCGGCGTATGTTTCTCAACACTGGAAGCCTTCCACAAATTCACTTCAAAGCACGCCTCCCCCATTCACTCATCAGAGGGCATCCCGTGGCATGAACTGCCAACTTCACACAGAGGAAACAATCAGATGAGTTTGCCCTTACCTCAGAATTAACGAGCAGAATTGCCGGAGTAACAAAAAAGCGATAGATTACGCGCGGGTGCCTTTCGGCTGATGGTCGGAGGGAATACCTGAAGGCCAGATGTGGAAAGGCCCCGGAAAACATTTTTGTTTAACCGAGGCCCTAACCGTCTACCCTAAGCAAGTGATAGGTTAGCGCCTCCCCGAAAAAGGAGCAAGCGCTATGTCGCAAAAATCGCTTACGGCCATCACGTTCTGCGTGACGGCAATCCTCATCATCTGGATGCTGCACGGTTCGCTGTGCGAAATACGGATGAGCTTCTGGGGAGCGGAGTTTGCGGCATTCTTACAGTGTAAGCAGTAA